TTTTTAATTGAAAATCTTTTTGGTCTTCAAATAATTGTTTTACGTCTAATTTTGATCCTTTTTGTACATAGTTTCCTGCTTTATTTTTTGGAACTAATGAATAACCATATGAACTTAAATCAATACCTTCATTTAAATTTTCAGGAATTGGTTTTTGTTTTTTTTTTGGTCTTTTAAATGCATATGGTGTTGCATATGTCATTCCTGAGCCTGGAGTGAATGAAGCTGAACCACCACCTGTCGTAGTATTTTCTGTAAACATATAATCAGCTAATGCTACTCTAATAACACCTCTTAATATACCATCATCTTTAATATCAAATTTATCAGCTATAGCTTTAGCTACAGCATCAACTCTTTTATCATTGTTAGAAAGTTCATCAGAAACTGAGTTTAAATCTTCATTCATTGTCATTCTTCTGTACTTATCTGGATATTCATTTCTAATATGTGTACGTATTGTATTTCTTAATACACGAGATTCATCATATATTGTTCTTAATACTTTATCCTCTTTTGCCTTATTTCTTACAGCTTTAGCTGTTGTAACTAAATCCGTTGCATCATCAAATAATTTTTCAACATTAGGCATATTATCAGTTTTCCATTCTACTGATCCTGTTTCACTATTAACATCTAATACAGTATATTTAGTACTTCCATCTTTAGAAAAAGTTACATCACCTACCTTATAATTACCTGCTTTTGCAAGGTTAGGGGCTTCAGTTAATTTCTGTATTATGTTTTCTATTTTACCCATGTGTTGTATTTAATTCTTCTAATAATGAATGATATTGTAATAAATCAACTAAATGACTACTTTTAACATTAGTTCTTTTATTTATTTCTACAATTAACTTATCAATTTCTTGTAATTTAATTTTTGTAGCTCCATCTGTAACTTTTGTTGTGTGTTCTTTTAGTGATTGTTTTATACCAATTATTTCTTTATTAAAGAATTTTTTTAACACAGGACCATTGTCTGCTGAGTTGATAAATTCTTTTAGAATTAATTTTTGTTTGTTATTTAATTTATCATATTTAGTATTAAAATTTTCTAATATAACATGATAAGTTAATGTACGTAAATCTTTATCATACGATTTAAATTCAGCTAATACTGTGTCTTTAATTTTTGCATTATTAACTGTGCCACCTGATACATGCTCTAAAATAGTAATTTTATTATCAACTACCTGTTGTGGATTTGTTGATTTTTCTGTATTGTATATTTCTAATAGTGTATATAATGAAGCTTGTGCTTTATAGTCAGATAATTTAGTTTTAAATAAATCTTCTAAATTATAATGGTTTTTTAATTCTTTAATTAATCTATATTTTTCCCCTTTTAATTTTGATTTATTAAGTTTTTTAGATTGTTCCAAAATGGTGTTTAATACCATATTCGCTCTATGCTCTGACTGGTTTTTAGTCTTAAACATAGTTTCATATAATCTATATTCTTTTCCTAATTCAGTATTAACAAAATATTCTTTTATTATTTTAATTGCCTTAGAATTTTCTCCTGATAAAGTATCACTGGTAATTTTCTTTACGAGTATCTCGAAAAGAATACCAGTGTTTTTAAACTTTGAATGTTTTATATACATCAATATTTATTTTAGTATAAATATATTAAGATTTTTGTTCCTTAATATTTGATTCATCAAGAAGTGACGATTTTGCCTTATCTTGTTCAAATACCATTTGTTTTTTATTAGGAATTGAATTTAACATACTTTGGTGTTGTAAAAATTGAGCATTACTCTCTAATGCTAATGGACTTTTATTTGTATCGTTATAATCTTTTTTCATACCAGCAGCACCTAATCTATCTTTTCCAAAATTATCATCTTGGGTATTTCGTTTAGTTACTTTTTCAGCTGGTCTGCCTAAAGGTGTCTTTTCATCCTTATCATACCCATCAGGTACATTACTAGGATCAGAATACATTCTACCTGTCCCATATAAAGAAGCTAAATCATGAGGCGTACCATATGATTTACCAGTTTCAATTGGGTCATTACCTTCAGCTTCAATTTGGCCTGTTCTAAATGTTCTTTTAGCATCCTCTCTAATTAAATCTCTATACTCATCAAATTGATCTTCACTTAAATGGAATATGTGTTCATAAATCCAATCAGTTGGTAATAATTTAGTTTCCATCATTTGAGCAGCTAAGTCAACTTTTTCTTTCATTAATGCTACTCTTTCTTGATCATAAATGATTGAAGGGTTAGTTAATGATAATTCAAAGTTACCTAATTGCTCATCTCTATACCCTTGAGTATATAAGTGAACTAATGCTATTTTATATAATTCTGAAACTACAATTCTTTGTATACGTTCTATGGTACGAGCAAATCTAATATCTTGAGCTGCTAGAGTAGCTTTACCATCTGAATTTTCATCATACCCCATAAATTGTTTAGGCACTTTTAAA